AATGGCAATTGAATAATGACTGTGAAACTAAAATATTTTTTAAAAATAGTATAAAATTTTAATTTTTCTTAAAAATGGGGTATAATATATTATAACGTTTTTAGGAGGTAAAGAATTATGGCAAAGAAAATTACTGGGGAAGATGGAAAAACCTATGTTGAAAAGAAACCATTTTATAAGAAATGGTGGTTTATCTTGTTGGTAGTTCTTGTAATTTTGGGAGCAATTGCAGGTAAAAAAGAAGGGGGTGCAAAACCAGAAAGTGATCAAACTCAAAACCAAACATCGGCAGTCAAGAAAGAGGCAAAAAAGGAAGTTGTCTATGAAAAAACAACAGCCAAACAGATGATTAGTGATTTGGAAGGAAATGCAATGAAAGCCGCAAATATTTATAAAGGTAAGGATTATGAAATCACAGGTATTTTGGGTAATATTGACGCACAAGGAGCTTATGTGACAATCGAACCTTCATCTGATTCGATAACAATTACTGGAATACAAGCATATGTAAAAAATGATGATCAGAAAAAGGTAATAACAGAGCTTTCTAAAGGAGATAAAATTACAGTAAAAGGTAAAATCAAAGATGTAGGAGAAGTTTTTGGATATTCAGTAGACATTGACGAAATATCTAAAGGTTCGAAATAATTAGTTTAAATCACAGGATGTAAAAAATTCTGTGATTTTTTGTTGCAAAATTTTTGAAAGGCGGTGAAAATAGATGGATTTAATAAAACAAGGAGAAATAAACAGTATTGATGTAAAAAATGGAAAAGCGAGAGTTATTTTCCTTGATAGAGATAACAAAGTAAGTGACTGGCTTAATATATTAGTTCCTTTTTCCGACAGTCACAGCGATTCTTATAATCTAGCTGTAGGTCAAAGTGTATTGGTTTTATCACTTCCAGATATGCCTGAAGTTGGTTATATCCTTGGGTGTCCAATGAGAGCTAGTGAAATCAAGGAAGGTGAAGTAAAAAGAACTTTTTCGGATGGAGGGTTTTACAGTTATTCAAATGGAACTTTAACACTTAATCCTGTATCGAAAGTTGTAATTAATGCAAATACTACTGTTAATGGGAATTTGACTGTTAGTGGAACTACTATCACAGGTGGAAGTATTAATCTTAATACTCATAAGCACGACGGTGTTACTGCCGGTGGAGATAAGACAGGAGGTCCTAAATAATGGTAGGAAGTTTTGGAGATGTTGTATTTGAAATATCTGATAAAAAAGTATTTTCAATTAACAACGAAATAAATAGAGCATACAAATCTAAAATATCCGAACATACAGCAATATTTGGACCAGGTATGATAAGGCATCAGGGAAGGGAATTAACAGAATTGGGTTTTGGTATTTCTTTGGTTGCTTCGTTAATACCTGACACAACTCCTTCAGAACAACTTGATAAAATAAAAACTATGTGGGAATTTGGGGAGTATGACTATTTAACATTAGGTGGACAGACATTTGGAGCTTTTCCGTTTTTGATAATAGATATAAGTGAAAAAAGTTCTTATTTTAATAAAGAAACTTCTAACTTTGATCTTATAAATTTGGAATTGACATTAAAAGAATATATAGATAATCCACAAAAATACAATCAAATAATAGAGCAGTTAAAAATTCAAAAAAAGGAGCAAGAAAAACTCACAGAAGTGGAAGTTGAAAATGTGGAAGCTGAACAGAAATCAAAATTACAGGAATTTGCAGAAAAAGTAGGGAACAAGGTTAATGATATAGCAGAGAAAGTGGACAAGGCTATTGAAATTGCTGAAAATAAGAAAAAAGAAATATTGGATCAGCTTGAAAAAATTAAAAAAGATGCAAAAATTGATGAGCTAATGGATTTAGTAAGAGCAGGAATGATTACGGCAGATAAAGCTAATGAAATGATAGACTACGCTAAAAATTTTTCTAAAACTGATAGAGAAATTTTGCTGAACTTTTTGAGAAATCAGACTGGAGATAAATAATGATATATATTTCATCTAAACAAGAGATTAATTACAATCCTCAAAATACATTGGAGGAAGTAAAAATAAATGTTGAAATGATTTTAAGAGTGTGTAAGGAAGAGCAGCCACTCAATCGTGATTTCAGTTTTGACAGCGATTTAATAGATAAAAATATTAATATCGTAGAAAATAAATTAACTTCACATTTGCTTAAAGCATTTAGAAAGTACGAACCTAGAGCATCATTGAAACAAACTAGAATCATTATGAAAGATACATACAATAATGATTTTGATATTGAACTGGGAATTGAGGTGATAAATATTGGATAATTTTGAGGAATATGAAGCGATAGACAGCGATGCTTGGGAAATAAAAAGAGATATGATCAATAAATTCCAGGAACTTAGCGGAAGGCGTTTGACAGAAGCAAGTCCGGAAACATTAATTTTTAGTACAGTTGCTTATCAGTTGGCATTGCTTGAAGAGAAATATAATGATGACATTAAGCAGAACTATTTGAGATATGCAAGAAATGAAAGGCTTGACCTGAAAGGAGAAATCTATGGGAACAGAGGTAAAAGGCTGGTAGAACAGCCCGCAATAGCAACTTTCAGATTTTATATATCTAGTGTTAAAGCAACTGATATAGTTATTCCGAAGGGCTCAAGAATACGTTACAATGAACTTTACTTTGAAACAAATGAGGAATATAAGATATTAAAAGGAAATCTGTCAGTAGACGGAAAAGCTACATGTAATAAAGTAGGAACAGTTGGAAATGGTATTCCTGTAGGACAGATAAAAGATATGGTGGATATTTATCCGAATTATTCAAAAGTAGAAAACATTACAGAAAGTAATTCAGGAACAAATGAAGAAGCGGACGAAAATTACAGGGAAAGAATAAGGGAAATTCCTGAATCTTTCACAACAGCTGGGAGTTCAGGAGCTTATACATTCTGGACTAAAACAGCAAGTACAAATATTATTGATGTAAAAGTTCATTCTCCTAGTGCTACTAATGTAGATGTGTACATTTGGACAGATACTGTCACAGTAAGTCAAGAACTTAAGGAAAAAGTAAAGGCAGTACTAAATGACGAAAATGTGCGTCCTCTGACTGACAACGTAAATATTAAAGAGCCGAATAAAATTAATTATTCAATAGATTTTGATTATTATATTGACAAAGACAACGAAACTCTTGTAAATGTCATCAAATCCAACGTAGACAAAACAGTCCAGGAATATGTTGAATGGCAGAAAGAGAAGATAGGCAAGGATATTAATCCGGACGAACTGATAAAAAGACTTAAAATAGCTGGAGTTAAAAGAGTAGTACTGAGAAGTCCTGCATTCCAAAAATTAGATTTTAATCAGATTGGAATAAATAATGGTATAACAAGCAACTATCAAGGAGTTGAAGAACTATGATAACTGTACAGGATTTAAAATTGACTTATATAGCTGCAAGCTCAACTCTGACTGATGAACGGACAAGATGGATTTACGAATCTATAGATTATGCAATATCGAATCAGAAGAAAAGGATTATGGATAAGTTTTTTCTTAATATTAATAAACTCACAGAAACAGAGATTGATTATCTGTTATGGGAGTATCATGTTGACTATGTCGGAGAAAACGCCAGTCTTGAAAATAAAAGGGAGCTTGTAAAAATAGCGGTAATAGCTCACTTTAACAAGGGAACACTTGGAAGTGCGAAAGCAATCTGTAAAATTCTTTTTGGTAATGCGGAAATAAAGGAATGGTTTGAATACGGAGGACGACCGGGCTACTTTAAAATATCTACATGGGGAGAACTTAAAGATGAAAAAGACTATCTGAAAGTACTTGATGTAGTCAATGAGTACAAGAATGAAAGAAGTTGGCTTGAGGCATTGACATTTGATAGAACTGCAGAATTTGGAAAGCATATTGGGATATTTTCTGAAAAGCAGATAATTAACATCTTAAATGAACGAAACTTTGAACTTCCTTGGATGGAACAACAGCTAAATGAAGGAATAGTAAATGTGATAGTAAAAGAAAATACAATAGGAATTAGATAAGGAGGTAGTATGAGTAATTACATAGGTTGGATATTGACTAATAAAGGAAGGGAGCTTCTTGCAAAGGCAATAAATAACGAGACTAAAATAAATATCACGAAATTTAAGATTGGAGCTGGATACAACACAGGAAATGACAGGGAATTAACAGATTTACTGGATAAAAGAAATGAATTCCCTGTGAACAGTTACGAAAGAAAAGAAAATGGAATAGTGGAATTTACTTTCATTGTTTCCAACAAAACTGGAAGTGGTACAAGTACAATAACAAATTCATATAAAATTTCAGAGATGGGGATTTATGCCCAGGATGATTCAGGAACTGAAATATTGTATGCGTATAATAAAGGGACTGATGGAGATTATATCCCAGTTTACAATGGAAAAAATGCTATTGATATTGTAGAAAAGTGTATTATTATAATCGATCAGGCTGCTAATTTAAATGTAACAATAGATAATTCAATGACATACTTAACAAGAGAATCGGCAGACAGAAGATATTTGGAAATACAGGCATTGGCTAAAATTATTGGACTGGAATTTGGCGGAAACATACAGGACATCGGCAATAAAACAAAAGGCAAGTTCTATTATGATAGTGTAACCAAATTCTACTACGAATGTATTGCTGACACTAATTTAACGTACAACGAAAGTTCTAAATTTAGGGCTATCTCAAACAAACCAGTTTCTGACAAAATAGAAAAGTTGTTCAAATTTAGAAAAGGGAGTTCGGTTCAAATTGGGGATTTGTTAATCCAGTGGGGCAGCATTAATCATTCAGGAAATCAGTACACTCTAGTATTTCCAGTTTCTTTTCGGGAAGGGACATCACCAGCAATAACTATTTCGCCATGGCAGTACAGTGACGTACCTGTTCATAACAACAGGGATAATAAACAATGTCCGTTTTATTCCAATAATCATATAAAAATTGACTGGATAGCTGTTGGATTTGCTTAATCACAAACATAAGATTAAATCGGAGCAAAAATAATAAAAAAATAGGAGGTAAAAAAATGATAATTTACATTTATGACAAAAATTCTTTAGAGTTAATCGCACAGCCGATGACTTTAGGGGTCGAAAAATTTAACGAAGACCCAACTTTATTTTTCCCAGATTGGAATTCAGAAACGATGACTTTTTCAACATCGTTGCTCAAAAATCCTGTTATTGACACAGAAACAGGAGAATTAAGAGAAATGACAGAGTACGAACAAATCGTTGCTGGAAAGCTCTTTTTGTCAGATGGAGAGTATTTAGACGAAAAGTCTAAGTCTGTTAAAAGAATTTCAAAACCAAATGATTGGAGTGTATGGGACAAGAATAGCAATACTTGGAAAGTCGATAATGATTTGTTGAATACAAAATTAAAAGAGTTAAGAGGAAAAGCATTAAAAGACTTAGCAGAAGCCAAATCAAACTTTTTGAACCAGCCACTTGAAATCGAAAAATCTGGTAAAAAATACACATTTGAAAATAACGAAAGAAATA